CGACCAATTCCCCACCCAGTTGGGTTTTGATCTCCTTGATGGCACTGGAGGCCGTTGTAAACCCATCCTCGCTAAATGACCTTGACCATGGGTCCTCATCGATGAACGCCTTCGGCAGATTCTCGACCTGAATCATCGATTCTTTCGATGCCTTTTCCTCGGTACCCAAAACCACCGATGCGGCCCGGCCGATTGCGCTGCTCACCGTATCCTCGACGTACCACCGTTTCATTTGGACGTTGTACGCTGAAACCATGCCATGCGCATAATCAATGGCGGCCGGCTTTTCATCCTCATAATGACGGAAAATTCGGCATTCAATTAAAATGTAACCCTTTTCCGGATTCCAATCGATGATCGAGGTTTCAATCCGGTTGGTTGGGTAGGTTGCGTGCAGTCTTATAACTTTTTGATTTACGGTTTCGTAATGGTCCAGGAATGACATTATTTGGCCACCTTAGATTTTCCGATTGCCATCCCCACGGATCGTCCATGATGGTAGCCCACCGATTTGCCGTCCCGGAATCCCATTGAATATAAAATTGTTCCGATTGATAGTTGGACCAATACGGCCAACCCGATAATTTGTTCCATGCTCATTTTTTCTCCCGATGGCAGCTGGTTGGTCTGCCTGGAGATAATGTGACGCATTGGGCTGACAAAATCAAGATTCCCGCGTGTCCGTCGGCGTGTCTAATGCTTCGGATGATCCTTCAAATGCTCGATGAGCAATGTACGGATTTCCCGAATATCGCCGCGGATACCTTCGGCGAACCCATTTGATACGGGTCGGGAATTTTTTTCGGCCTTAGCTGCGAAAATGGCCGCAATCGATGAAATCGTTGCAGCTGCGATCAATCCAACCGCGGCAATCGTTTCGGTCATTTGTCATTGTTACCAAATGCGGCATCTTTAGGATTTAAGTACCGGAGAATTACGGGGGCAACGGCGGCAATGCCTGCCATCACGATGGCCTTTGGATCGGTCACTCCGGCCATGTAAACGGCCAACCCGGCGGCTAGGAAAGAACGCAACCATGAGGCTGCCATCGCTTTGAATTGATTCATTTTGTTTTCCCCAGCTTCTCTACTAGCGCAGCGACCTTCGCCGGCGTCAACGCAATTTCAAAATGCATTTCATCTTTTCGGTTTTTGTAATCTCCACCCCAAATTAAACCGTATTTTTTGGCCAGGGCTCGGATCATCGGAACCTTCTCATTTGGGAATGTCCCAATTTGGCCCAATGGGTGACGCGTGGCATTTAGATCGATGGCGGTGCCGCTTGAATGGTTGCTCAGTTTGTCGGTGGTACCACGTACCATCCGGAAACAATAGCCCCAATCATCCAACCCGCCTTCATCAATCGGCTCAATCAGCTCATGGAATTCAGCTGCAAAACCTACCAACAAGGGTGCAACGGATTTAGCACAATGCAATTTGATTTTTGTACCTGGAACCAAAAACGTTTCAATGCCTAATTCGGCCCGATCTTTCGATGCCGGCCATCCGTTGTGTGAAATCATTGCAACAATAATGCTGCTTCATCGGCGGTAATTCCTAAGCGTTCAAGCAGTGCAGTTTTGGCCGCCATGTTAGATTCAATTTGTTTCAATTCTTGATCCTTTATTTTGGCAATTTCGGCTTCAATTTCGGTTTCGGTAGGTGCTTCGCCTTTGAGAATGTCCCATTTGACTGTGGAATAATCTCCATCAATAATTGAAAATTCTGCACCCGGACGCAATGACTGAATTGCTTTTGTTAGATAATCTTTCATTTTATGCACCTATTTCTAATAATGTGATCGATGATAAATATCCAGCTCCTTGCGCTGCTACCGATCCCGAATTTGCGGTGGTATTTACGTTCACCTGTGTTTTGTATGTAATTGAACTAGTGGTCGCAGGTGAATCTAAATATGTCGATCCAAATAATGACGTAAGGGCAACAAAACTCGGAGTTTGAACATTTAATTGCAGCGGGTATCCCAAGTCTTGAACTACTGTTGCACCGCGTAACAATCGAATCGCACCCGCCACGGCATATGTACCACGTTCTGCATATAAATTTTGATTGTAAATTACCAAAATTTTACTCGTGGCTGAGGTAGGTGTAATGGATGCGGTTAATCCTGAGTCCGTCGGAGTAGTACTCGCAACAACGACCTGAGTGCCATAACTTGCGGAAACTACCTGCAAAACTTTACCGCCGCCGGCGGCTGATGCCCATTTCATGCCTGTTGCCGCCGTTGAATCAGCGGTCAAAACTTGACCATTTGTGCCAACGCCTAAACGTGAAACGGTTGCGCTTGCAGTTGCCGCAATTAGATCACCTTTTGTCGTAACCGTTGATTTTGGTACGGCTGCATTGGCTGTTGTATTGGCTGTCGTCGCTGTATCAAATGCCGATTTTACTGCCGTTGGCGTGGCTGCCAAAACTGATGATGTAGTTGATGTCGAATCTGAAAGTTGAACCGCACCGGACTGAGTAGTTGATGATGCTTGAATTCCCACGGTGATTGCGCCGGATGTTCCTCCACCGGTCAACGGTGATGTCGCGGTTATTCCGGTAATATCACCTTGATCATTTGCAATCCAGGTGAAATCCATATCGGCATTTGTAGCCTTTGAAAGAATTTGACCGGTTGTGCCACCTAACAAATCGGCCATTGAGGTTGCAACCGCTTGACCGAAAACTTCAAAATCGGCAGGCAGGTCGGTGACCAAATCTGTGTTGGTCGGCATTTGCCAGTTGAATGGGGTGGTTGGATTGCTCATGTTTTCTCCTTATGCTACGACTAGCGCATTTTCCCACGTGAGTGTGTTTGAAATGGTGTTCCATTGTTCCGACACGCTGACTTCTTCCCACTTCAATGCCTGGATGGAATAGGCCAATGGGGACAACAATGCGGTGACCGACAGGGTGTTATACCCAGCCGAAAATTGCCAACCTTCGACAAAACCCAGATATTGCCCGGCGGTCATGTTGTCCGGCAAATCGGCAATGCGCAATGGCATTCCCATAAATATGTTAATCATCGAATCCCGGTCTGCATCATCCAATTCGGGATTGGTCAATTCAAATGTGATTGATTGCATCATCGCCTGGGGAAATGCTCGCAGCTTCAAATAGAATGCCGCCTGACTGGTCGCATCGGCAGCATCATGCAACGTTGTTGAAATAATTTGACCTAATCGACCAAAAACCGCGATCGATGCCAAATCCTCATCTGATCTCTCATTATTCGAATTTGCTCCGTATTTGATCGTTACATCATTTCGAACGTCACCGGATCGTGTTTGAATTTTGATGCCACTGGCTAGGGCCTGATTTGCCGTAACGTCCACGTATCCATTGGTTGCCAAATACTGCGTCCGATGCGTTGAATCTGCGTATGAAATTCGACCCTGTGCATCCTCATAAATATAACCCAGCCCCGATGTGGCCAATGCCGAAACCAATGAATAAACATCGATCGGATCGGCTGACCTAGCTGCAAGATCATAATTTCCTGGCGTATCAATCTCACCCAATCCAACGTTTTGAGCATTTGCCCAGGTTTCGGTCGCCGGCGTGTAATTGCCCCACGTTAATGATGAGGGGACTTCCGACCAGTTATTGATTAACAAATCCGTCAAAACTTCCAAAATCTGGGTTCCATCATTTGCACGTGGCAGATTGGTCAACCAATTTGCCTTCGGTAGCCGCGATAACGCACCCAGGGCCACGATTGAAATGGTTTGGCTGATAGCCACGGACCCACCCTGAGTCACTTCAACGGAAACATCGGTCACTGATCCACCCCAAATTGGAACGAACGTTCCGGTGGAATCTTGAATCGATATGCCGACCGAATCATTGATGTTGATTGAAACCTGAGATTGCGTGACATTGTAAATTGAAAGATTGCAATACCCAGCCTGCGCCTGCTCATAAATGTTTGTTCGGCCGCTGGTTGCCGTTAAATTGGCCAAAACGTAGTTTTCGTAGCTGATGCCATTGATGGTCACCTGCCAGATTGGATTCCAAATGGTCATGATGTGACCAACGCATTGGCACCGTTTGTTCCACGATAAAACGAATTGTTCAAAACATTGATGATCGTTCGGGCCGTACCTTCGGGATCGATGGCTCCCGATACGTTGAGATTGATTACGGTACCGCCTCCGATGGCTCGATTTGGAGTAATCCCGCCATTTGATCCAGGCGTGAAAATCTCCGGGCCACGTTCACCGACTAGATAAGCCGTTCCCGCTGAGACCGGGCCACCCGCAGCCCTACCGCCGCCAAATGTGGC